GTTATCGCCATCTTTATCTTCAACGGCGCATATTCTGTTATAGGAATATCACGGCTCAAAGCAGCAGCCATAGCCACTCCCTGTGCCCTCCCTAATTTTAACATCGACTGCACATTTTTTCCAAAAAAAGGCGCCTCAATAGCTAACTCATCAGGTAAATAAGCTTCTATTATACCAACCACCCGTTCAAAAATACGGCGCAGTTTTAAATAATGGTCACCATATTTACGAAGATCAATGACCCCCATAGTCATTACCTGCGGTTTAGTACCTACTACTTTCAGCAGGCCATACCCCATTATGGTTGTCCCAGGATCTATACCCAGAATGATTTTCTCTTTTACCGGCTGAATCACTTAATCACCTCCATCAAAGTGGGAAAGCCAACCACCTTATCTTTAAATATCTTCATCATTTCCTCATTCAGATGCATCCCTTGCTGAGTATGCCAACGATGCAAGGCCGCTGTATCTTCCACCTCCCATTGCAATGAAAAACATTCTGAATCCTGCTCTTTGTGACTAAGGATGTGCGTAAGACGGGGATTTTGCAATATTCCCGTCTTTTCCACTTCGGGAATATAGCTTTCACTAAGCCAAATGACAAAATTACGCGCATCGTCAATGCCTGTTTGATAAGTTGTATTATAAATTAACATATCTATAGTCTTTAAATTAAAAAAGGCCTGCTTCGCAGACCTTCATTTTATCATTAAAAAAGTGGAGCATGCGAGACTCGAACTCGCCACCTTTAGACTGCCAGTCTAACGCTCTAGCCAGATGAGCTAATACCCCGAGAAATAATAACGATGCAAAGATACATAGAAAATCAATAATACAAAGCTTTTGGGAAAGTTTTTTTCTCATGTGAACAAAATTTTTATTTGTCACTTTTGCGCCAAAGAGTTACTTTTGCGTGAAATTGTTTCAACATAGTTTCAACATACATACACGATTATGGCAACATTCAAATATGAAATATTTAAAGATAGGAAAAGAATAGATGGCACTTACAACGTTAAGATAAGAGTCACACACAATAGGAAGCTTAAAAGGATTCCCACTTCCATATATGTTACGAAAGAAGATATAACCAAGGGGTTTAAAATCAAAAATCAGTCCATCTTAGATGAATTAAATAACATCATATCCATATATCGGAGCAAGTGCAACCTGTTGTCATTGCTCATAAACGATATGGATATAACAGAACTTGTGGAGCATATAACCAAAACTGATGAATCATCTCTAAAAATAGACTTCATTTCCTACGCCCGCAAATGGATAGATGAGAACAGAGAGAAGCATGGAATCAATGTGTATTCCTGCATGGTAAACTCTTTAACAAAATTCCTGGGACGGGAGAAATTGGATTTTAAGGAGATAAATTACAAATTCTTGAAATCGTATGAAGAACATCTCGGTCAAAGACGTGCACTCTCTTTATATATGGGAGCAATCAGGCATTTGCATAACGAAGCTAAAAAAGAATATAATGATGAAGAAGCAGGGGACATAAAGATACCATGGTCTCCATTTACCAAGTATTCTATACCTAATATAATATGTACCCGCGAAAGAGCTTTGGACGCAGATACTATCAGAGCCATATACAACCTGCCATATATACTCACTAAAGATAAAAAGGAGAAGGATTGCAGATTTAATTTTGCAAAGGATATGTTTATATTATCCTTTTGCTTGATGGGTATGAACTCGGCAGATTTGTTTCTTTGTGACACTATAAGCGAAAGCAAGGGAACGCTTACAATCACATACAACAGGGCAAAAACTGCAACAAGAAGGACTGATAAAGCAAAAATAAGCGTTAACATTCATCCCTTCATATTGCCCATATACGAAAAGTATAAGGACGTATCCGAAGAAAGAGTTTTTAGGTTATATAAAAAGTATTCCACTTATGGCAGACTCAATGTTGCCATAAATGTAGGTTTGAAACAGATAGGGAAAGTTCTTGGCATTGAAGATTTGGAATTTTACGCAGCCCGGCATTCTTTCGCTTCCATCGCACGAAACGATTTAAAAGTGGACAAAGGTACAGTAGGAGAAGCACTAAATCATGTAGATAAAGAGAACAGAATGACAGATCTATACATAAAAAAAGATTTTTCCGTAATTAATGATGTTAACAGTAGGGTTATTGATTATGTTTTTAACCCCGATATGATGAAAGGGTAAATGTAAGGCAGCTTATTGGACCGCCTTTTCAAGGTTCTCTCTGATTTGTTGGAGCATTCGGAAAGCTCCGGCCATCTTATAGTTGCCCAGACATTGCTTAGCCTGCATGATACAACTTTCAACAGTAAGTTTCAAATCCGGGGTAAAAGCCGCTTTGTTAATCTGCATTTCTTTTGGAAGTTCATCAGCATGGTTATTGAACCATACGATCATTTCATTCAATTCCTCTTCGGAATAAGATTCTTTTTCAGCCATGATACATAAATTGATGTTAATAGTGTGCAAAGATAAAGGAACATATAATTCATGGGTTATCTTTTAACAGAAATATTATCAAAATAAAACCGTCCCTACTTATCACAAGCTGAACGGTTCAGATTAGTTTCGTTTTTGACAATCTACTTCACATTTTATTGAACAAGATACCAATGGATTTGTTCAAAGGGATTTGCCTATTTCTAAAAATATTTGTTGTCACATTATTACGTATTACAAAAAAGGAGGGCATCGTGCATCACGAGCCCCCCAGTCCAATTTATAAATTTAAACTCTTATGATGAAGATTGTCTGTTGCGCCAATGCTTTACTATCAGTATAACGACAATCAAAACGGTTACACAAACACAGGCAAAACCGATTTGTTTAAGCAAAGTGGATTCTTTTTTATCCTTTACCCCTTCAGTCTTGGTTTCTTCATGTTTGGTGGAAGTAGCTTCCTTGTCAGCTTTCACCTCCGTACTATCTTTGGTTGCAGTTTCCTTCCTTTTATTCTTGCTGAAATCACCTTCCACATGACCGTCTGCCAATAACGGAGGTTTCCCGGTCAGGCTATCGGGTGGTTTTCTTGTATCATAGATACGGAAATCAATTACATAGTTGCCATTAGTGGTTATCAGCTCTCTTAAAGAAGTAGCAGACCCATGTATGATGTTGACAGATTCACGTGTACTATCTTTCTGTATAATCTTAGTGTCTGACTTGACAGATTTATGCGAGCTGCCACATGATCCGAACAGCAGGAACAGACACATGAAAGGAGCCGGCATATATTGCTGGCTTACCCAGTTCATAATTCTAACCAACATAAGAGATATCATTTATGCGGTTCATCCACCCCCGTTTGAACTTGTTGTTTGCTGGGCGTTTCCGGCATATATCCTCGATAAAATCAAACCGTGCAATCTTGATCTGGTCAAACAGTTCACGCGGATTACGGGAATTAACTGCGGCAATGGTCTTGGGACCTACAATGCCATCCACTGTAACACCAAGCAAGCGTTGAGGAATCTTAATTCCGTGCGCACCGGATGCCCAGACCCAATCAACCAATATATCAGCAACTGATTGCGATTTTATCTCATCAGCCTTCCATCTGTCCCAGTACATGGTTTTCAAGATTTCCGTCCATTCCTCTTTTGTGAGATTTTTCAATCTTTCAACTGTAGGCTTGGAATATCCTTTCTTTCGGCAATATGCCTCATAGGTTCCGATAGTCACCCCCATATTGGTAGCCCCTCCCAAATCGTCAGGGTCATTTACAAAACCGCCTTCCCATTTCAGAATAAACGGTGCAAGTTTTCTTACGTCAGCCATACTACTCATTAATTATAATTATTCGATTTTATTTTCTTTGAATTCCGGCAGGATATATTGTATGTTAACCGCTGCTTCATGCAAGACCTTATGAAGTTCATCTTCATTCAAATCCGTTTCATCTGTAAACTCACAAAATATATTTCCAACCCAATCTTGAGATGAATTAAGCCGTTTAATAGCGACGCTGTTGCATCCATTTGTTGATAATAGAGATTTGGCAACCTTATCCTTAACCTGGTTATCAATATCTGAATAGAACATGAAAAGATTCTTTGCGAGATTTTCTGCAAAAACGGCCACTTCACTCATGGGAAGTGATTGAATGCTTTCACGCATTCCGGCTATACCTTTTCGTTTTACCTCGAACTGCACCGAAAGAAAAGCTATATGCCCCAAGGGATGGGGTTGTACGATATATACCCTGTCTGCTTTCGTTTCATAAAGTACACGCCACAGCTCACCGAACACCTTGGCGGAGTTCTCGCTGCGGTGGTAACTTCTTCTTTTCTCTTCTTTTTTAAAATATTCCACTTTTAAATCAGTCAACTTGTTTTTGGTATACTGATTATAGGCGAAATAAGCTGCCAGCAATGTTCCGGCAGCACTAATAATGTTTGCAATATCTATCTCCATTACATTCACCGTTTAATTATTATATGATAAATTATTCATCCTGTTTCCTTTATTTCTCAACTGTCCCTATCTTTCCTGAAAAAAACACCGAGAATTTATATATATGCAAAATAAATCCATATCCATATTGCTTACTATTCATATTTCACTATCTTTGTCAATACTTTGTTGACCTGATTCTTTCAAAACTATTATTGATTGGATTTAACCTCCCCCCGTCAGACTGTGAAGCCAGACGGGGGATTCCATTATTCGACAGATAGACAATAAAAAAAGAGCCTGATGACAATATTTATTGCCATCAAGCTCCTGGTTACACTGCAAAGATAGTGAAAACTATTCCATATTCAATCCATATTGAAAAAAATAATCAGGAGCAATATTTCGATTATCCGAAGAAATTAAAGAGTCACAATATTAATAGAAAACAAATAGGATTCATGAAATCTACCGGTTGTCTATAAAATCAGATGTTCTCAAGCCTTTATCAGGAAACATCTTTACTTTTTTCCTTTTCCTTTGAACATTTTTCAAGTCACGCACAATGGTGCTGGAAAGTACCTCCGAATAAATCTGTGTGGTCTTTACGGAAGTATGTCCGAGCAGTTTCTGCACAGTGGTAATAGCCACCCCCTGATGAACCAGCAGGGTGGCACAGGTATGACGGCTCACATGGTAGGTTATCCGCTTTTTGATACCACATAACCCGGCCAGCTTTCGAAGCTGCTTATTCACTTCCGAGTTACAAGGCAAAGCGGCAAAACTTCCGATATCAGGATAGCGGTCAAGAATGCCCAATGCCCTGCTTTCAAACAGCAGATGCAACGGCAGACGGATTTCCACCCCTGTCTTAACGGACGTGAAGTGTAACCAACGCTTACCGTTTACCTTGATAAAGTTGGCCGGAGATAGCTGGCAGAAGTCAGAATAGCGCAATCCGGTATAACAGCAGAACAGGAAGGCATCGAGCACATGGCGCATGGATTCCTCTTCCACCTCGACCGTTTCCAGCTTCTTCAGCTCGTCCGGGGTAAGAAACTCATGTCTGCCTTTCTCCTGTTTGATTTTGTACTTTCTGAACGGATAAGCGTCGGCGTGCATATATCCCTGGTTGATTGCCTCATTGACCAAGGTACGGAGCTGTCTCATGTGCTTGGCTATCGTATTGACCGCATTGCCCTTTTCTCTCAAGTATTGCTCAAAATCACGAAGGAATGTATAGGTAAGATCCTTGAAGTCCAATCCGGAACGGAAATCATGCAGGACCGCCAGTGTCGAGTGCAGGTTGTCCTTGGTGGACTGCTTCTTGTCCGAATTGTCAATGGCTGATTTGGCGAAAGTGGAGAAGCTGATATTCACGGCACTTTTCTTCTTGACAGCATCCTTCAGTAGTGAGAGTGTGGCAGGTATTCCGCGCTTCCAATACCCCAACTCTATGCCTTGCAGATACAGGATGTATTCATAGAGCATTGCGTTGAGTTCGTTAGATTGGGGGTGGTTAATGACTTGTGCCCCCTCACGGCTCCAGCACTCCGGTTTGAGGTACACGTTTGTCTTCAGATAGATTTTTCTTTGGTTTAAATAAGCTTCAACCTGTACAAGAGCCGTGCCCTGCCTGTTTAGCGTGTTCTGGCGGTTATATACAAGACGGTATCTGATTTTATCCATTTTTCCGCAAAGGTGCGAAAAGATTAATGGAAGAAAGGTATCAATGTGGAACATTTCCACATCATCCCACACTATATGAGGATTTTTTCCATTTCACATATAATTAGCAGAATATTAACCAACTGATAATCAGATTAATTATTCTTTTGGCATAAAAATTGTCCTATCATTATCGTAAAACAATAACCATTAAAAATATAAGATTATGAAAAAATTTTTTGTTGCAGTAGCATTGGTAATG